TAAAGTATCTCCTTAATATAGATTAGAACAAAAATAGTCAATATTGTGTATAAATAAAATTCAATTTGTGGGTTTATATTCATTGTCGAATACTACAGTTGCGTTAAAACTAAATGATATTCTTTCATCATCTTTGTCGGATTTAAAAGGATATACAGAGTGCATCAAGTAATTAGGAAACAAAAACCATTGGCGAACCTCTGGATTGATTCGGTGTCTGCTATCAGAAAACATATTTTCAGATCCCTCAGAAAACTCTATTTGACCGCTAAAATTATTATGTGCTTTAGCATTGTCGGTTGATTTCATAGACTCAGGTAATTCTAAATAACCAACGCAGCTTAAAGTATAATTACCTTTGACATATTCAGAATGATTGTGCATAGGGTTATAGTCGCCTGATTTTTGTATTACATACCAAGCAGAATTAATTAAAATATTTTTAATCTTATCATGTTTAAAATGAGCATTAGTATAAGAAACCATAATGGGATCGAAGAAAGCTCTTTTCCATTTTAACAAAATCTCTGGAGTAATTAGGTATTCTTCTTTTACTGCACCAACTAATCTTTGACTCCAATCATGGTCTTTTTGTTTTTTTTTGTCTTCTTTAATCTTTTTCAAATCCTCTTTAAAATCTTTTAATAGTTCTAAAGGCAGTGTTGCCTTTGCTAAGGTAGAACCAAAAGGTTTAAATAATTTAAAATTTATTTTATCAGACACCACACATACCCTCACATTCGTTATTAAACATATCTAATTGATTATCTTCTTTATTAAATTCAACTTCATCCAAAGGTTTACATGATCTATGAGTATAATTTTTCATATTTGGATCTTTACTTATATTTCTTATTTTTTTATCAAATTCAACTACATCTTTAAATTCATCTGGTTTATTTATTTTTAAATCATGCCAATATTTATCATCATGAAATGGACAACAAAGACAAGCAGATTTTTCTGGTGGTACTATGTTATTTTTTTTTAAATAATTAACACAATCTTGTCTTGACATATTTGCTTCAATTAAGGGGTGTCTATTTAAAATATAAGGATCTCTAGATGGTTTCATTCTTCCTATTTCATCTTTAGAAATTCCTATCCATTGTTCAACATATTTATCTTTAGGAAAATGTTTTCCTGGTTTAACACCACATAATTCTCTTATTTTTTTTTTAATAACTAAAATTTTATATTCTGAAGTACATTGCCTACGAATCATACCTTTTTTACCTGTAATAGTATGTTGATTATAAAAAGGAGCTACTACAAAATTAGTAGTTCCTTTTGCAGCTAACATATCGTCTTTAATATTTCCTTTTTGAACTTTAAATACTGGATATGGTAAAATAGTTGTTAAATAATTTAAGTAAGTCATAGTAGCTTTACTTTCATAACCAGGATCAGCAAATATTGCACAATCTACTGGTGGCAAATCACCTTTAGCAGCCATTATAGCCATAGTTGTTGATTGAACACCAACACCCAAACTTAAAATAACCATTTGTCTTGATCTATTTTTATCTATCATTTTCTTCCATAGGTGTTAGTTCATTTATTTCAATTTTATATGCAACAGGTCTGTCCTGATACCCAAAATTAGATAGTTTCTCAGGTGGTAAATCATCTTTATATAAAAACCAACCTTTTATTGTAAAATTATAATCTTTGTCATTGTCTTTTATAATTAAAAAATACTTTCCTTGCTTTTCTCCAGGTCTAATTAACAGAAAATTATATGATTTTTTGTCTTGTGTTCTGATTTCTATATTGTTTTGAAAGTCAGACTCTGAATAAAATTCATTATTGTCAGTATAAGAACCATTAAAATAACTATTTGTGGCTTTTGCATATACAATTTCTCCCATAGCACCTAAAAACCCATCATATAATTGATTCTTTAAGTTTTTATTGTAGCCATAAGAAAAGCCTTTGTTCATTCTTACATTGCCAATAAATCTTCTTTGAGCTGTTGTATAAGCTAATTCAACATCATTAGAGTTAAGAGTTATTTTCATATAAATAAACCAACCTCTTTTTCTATTCTTTTATTAGCAATATCAATATAGTTTTGATTAAGTTCTATTAAAATAGCATTACGATTATTAAGAGCTGCAACAATACCTGTCGTACCACTACCACCAAAAGGATCTAAAACTACACCAGGTTTAAAATCTGCATTACAATCACAACTTGGTTTAATTGTTATTTGTGGTGGGTTTTCTTCTAACCATTTTTGATAAACACCACCTACAGCTCTATCTCCATCTCCATCTCTCTTATTTCTTTTAACTGGAAGTGTTGATTTATCTCTATAAAATTCTTTAATTTGTGGCTTACCACATTTAACGCAAACTTTTTCTGGACAACCTGCTTTAATACAAGGTTCAATTAAATCTTTAGGAAAAGTTGCAAAGTGTGCGTCTTTAAAAGGTTTAGTGGTTACTGTCCAAACGTTTCTTTTGTTTTTTAATCCAGTATCTATATAATTATTGCCGCTTTTAGTTTGATGATGTTTATCTTTGCTGTCACCATATTTATTACCACCAAATCTAATTTTTATTTTTTCACTTACCTGAGATTTACATGGCTCTTTAATAGCATCAGCATCATAATAATATTTTTTATTCTTTGTAATTAACCATATCTTCTCATGGCATGATGTAGGTCTATCTCTAACACTTTCTGGCATTGGGTTTGGTTTATGCCAAATAATTTCTGACCTAATATACCAACCTGCATCTTGTAAAGCTATCGCAACTCTATTAGGTATCATCATTAAATCTTTTGCTTTTAAACCAATAGGAATTGATCTTTTTACAGTTCTTATTCCAGATTTACTTTGATCTATACTTTTAAATAAACTGTCTTTACCTCTCATTGATGACATGGCGTAAGTATCTCCAACATTCCACCAGATTGTAGCAGTATCTTTTAGTTTAGGTTTAAAGGTTTCAAATACCTTTACTGTATTAGTAATATATTCTTGATAAGTTTCTTCTAATCCTAATTGTTCGTCTTTTCTTTTTGCACCACATTCAGGACAATAATTTTTATATATAGCATCACCAACAACATTACCTTTTTTAAACATTCCTGCATGACCTGTTTTGGTATCTTTAGAAATTTTTGTTAATCTTTTATGAGGACAATTTTTATCTCCACCAATCCAAGTTCCTGTACTATAATCTCTTAAACCAAAATAAGGTGGCGATGATACTACACAATCAATAGAATTATCTTCTAATTTTTTAATTTTATCTATGCAGTTACCTTGCAATATTTTTATTTTAGACATTTTTCCTTTCTTTTATTTTCTAATTCGTTTTGCCTTTTTTCGTAGTTTTCAATAGTTTCGCCAATAAAACAAATGAAATAGCAACTTGCACAATAATCTTTTCCTTTCTCAACTACGTCTGCTTTCATTTTGCATTTAATGCAAGTTTGCACATCTCCAAAAATATTCATTCATTAATTGATAGTGTAATAAAAAATCAATAATGCAATCTCTACTGCTATAATTGTTTCAAGCATAATATCTGATCCTTTCTTTTAAAGTTCTTATATCTGTTAAAATATACCCCATTACAAGCCATAGAACCCTCTAGAATTGATATTAGCATCTTTTCTTTAAGATCCTTAAGCTGCTCCTTAGTTAAGGCTTTTATGGTGTCTTTTTTCAATTTGTTCCTTGAGTTCTTTCCTTTTGCTAGTCCAGATTTTTTTGAAATCATGTGGACAATTCTTAACCATATAATCAAGATTATCAAGCCTTCTTTGGTCTTGTCGTTTTACATAGTCAAAAATATAAGGGAGTCCAAATTTATTTCTGGTCATAATTAATTGAACTGTTTTGATTTTTTTGAATTATTTACAATTACAATCCAATCTTCAGACCAATTCAACTTTTTTGATTTTCCGATTGTATAGTTGTATTCTTTCCAAACTAAACTGCATTTATGCTTATTTTTGAAAACATTATAAGATATTAAAGCAGTTTGAAGATTATCATAAAAATACATCACTGAATTTTTGTTGTTTGGTACTTTTTTATTTCGCCAAACTTCAAATTCATCTGATCTTCCATGATAAAAAGATTTACAAATAGTATGTGATAAATCTTCGCAATCTTTATAATTTAATAATTGTTTCATTTTCTCTCCTTTGTTAAGCTGTTAAAATAATCCTCAGGTAATTCCAGAGTTTCTTCCTCTGTCTGTCTTATTGGTTTTGATACTTTTGGCATAAGTCCAAGTTCACCATAACCAATAAAACCAAACATTTTACGATCTTTGAAGGTCTTGCTAAAAAGATTAAATAAATTAAAATCTTTGTTTTTCATGTGTCCTTTCTTTTAGTTTCTGATCTCATCAGTTGAGGAGTAACCTCAAGACACCCCCAAGAATGAGGGTGTTTCGATCTACGCATTTAAAACTTTGTATTTTTCGACTTTACCCTCCATAATATCCATTAATCCTTTTTGCCAATTATCTTTAAATTCATCTTTAATTTGTTTGATCCATTCATAACATCTTAATTCATTATCAAACCACATCCATTTTTTTTCAGTTCTGAATATATTTTCATCATAATATTCTAAAATTTGATTTGCTCTTTCATCTTGAATAAATAAATATTTAGTCTGAGGAATATCATCTCTACTGTTTGTAATTTCATAAATGTCATTCATTCCATCAAATTTTCCATATTCAAATTGATAAGAATATTCTTTTAATAGTTTGAAAGCATTATCAGAACCTTTTAAAACATTAATTTTGACATGATCCCCCATACTATAATTTTTACTAGATCCAGTAACTGTAAGACCTAGTTCCTTTGCTTTCTTTTTTAATAATTTATTAACTTGAGCTGCTTCTGATAGTTTTCTCATGTTTCTTTCCTTTGTTGATTTGTTAAACATACTATTTTTATATAACATTTGTTCTATAATGCAAGTGTTAAAAGCTAAGAGTGAATAAAAATATATGTTCGCTAAATGTTCTTATTGATTACCCAAAATTTGACATATAAAGAGGTCTAGCAAGGAAGGAATTAAAGAAGATGGAAAAAGTCAAAAAAGGGTTCGCTATGATCCCAAACCAGCTCATATATGATGAAAATATAGGAAATGAGGCTAAGGTGTTATTTTGCTATATTCGTAGCCTTTCAGAGAACTACAGAATATTGAGAAATTCTAATTTAGCTAGAAAATTGGGAGTTTCTTTAAATACACTACAAAAGGCAAAAAAAGAGCTAGTGGATAATCATTATTTAATTATTCACAGATTATCAAGTGCCAATCGCTACGTTTTAAGATTACCCAAAAATAGGGCAATGAAACTATCAAATATTAAGCAGGGAGATTACCCAAAAATTAATCAACATTATAAAGATAAAAACAGTATTAGTAATAATAATATTAATAAAGGGTTTAAAGGTTTTAAAAAGTTTAAAGAATGATTTATTACTATAATAATAAACCTTTACAATTAAGCTATAAGAACGATTACACCACTGGCGAAAAGATTGAAATAGTTTTACAAATACAAAACGACTTAAAAGTAGGAATGCTCTCTGCGGAGCAAATGCGGTGGATTGTGGACAATAAAAGGTTTGGTGCTTGGACAGTACAAAAAGAAATAGACAAATTAATGTTTTCTGGCAAAATTAAGATTAATCCAATTACACTTGATGATTTAACAAATTTTCCTAAAAAGAAGCCTTTTGATTTGTAATATACTATATCTTGTGTTATTTCTTTACTTGGCTACTAGCTCCCTCTTTTAGTTGTTTTTAGCCAATTAAGTTAATTAACTCTGTGAGTCTGAGCTATTTCTATTCTTTCCTTTCTGTGCTTGGACTCACACTTTAGAATTATTATAAATTATGGCAGGAAGAAAAAGAAAATTAACAGACAAATTAAAAGCACATATTCTTTGTTTAATTGCAGATGGTCTGACAATTAGAGAATTATTCTCAAGGGATGATGTGCCGATTTCATGGCAATCATTCAGAACTTATTTAATTAATGATGACCAATTAATGAGTAGTTATATTAAGTCCAAAGAACTAGCCATAGATTTAAAACTGTCAGAGCTGGAGGACAAAAGAAAAGAATTGGAACAAAAAATTGAAAATGGTTTCGTAGATCCTAAATCTGCTCAGAACTTAGTAAACTTATATAAAATTATTACTGCACATTCGCAGTGGTCTGCAAGTAAATTATCATCTAAAACTTATGGCAAAGCTGCTGAAACTTTACAAATAAGGTCAAACAATGACCAAAATCTTGCTATTTCTTGGATGAAACCAGACTAATTTATGTTGATAAAATGTTCTAAAAATGTTGATAAGTCTATTGTGTTGGCAAAACTTGCACACATAAAAAGCATATTATACACATGAGTAGTGGCAAAAATGCAACAATGTTGCTTGGTTGCAACAATAATTGGTTGTTTTCTGATAACTGTTTAGTTATCGGAACTTTACTAACGATAACGATTTACTTATTGATATAAATGTTGTGGTTGTAATTGTTGATTTATGAAAGAACAAAGCAAGAACATGGGGGTTTTATTTGACCCACACCCCATTTTTTTTTGTGCGACTAAATAAAAATTAATGTATGGTATAAACACATGGACGACACATTTCTAAAAACAGTAATCTTCATTATGAAAGATAAAAAAACTAAAAAACCGATTGTGATTACACACTTTCAAGGTTTTGAAGACGAAGCTGAAGCTAACGACTTCTCAGAGTTCTTAAAAACACAATTTGTATTACCAAGTGATTATCCAGATTCTGACACAACAATTCATTAAGGGGGGGGTTGTTTGAGCAAAAACCAATTAATTCTTGGCGATTGCCTAGACGAACTTCCTAAAATTTTTGATAAAAGTATTGATTTAGTGCTGACCGATCCACCTTATGGAACGACAGCCTGTAAATGGGATAGTGTTATTCCTTTTAAACCAATGTGGAATGAATTGAATAGAATTATAAAAGATAATAAAGCAATAGTATTATTTGGTGCAGAACCTTTTAGTTCTAATTTAAGAATGTCTAATATTAAAAATTACAAATATGATTGGATATGGGAAAAAGATAATGGAACTAATTTTGCATCTGTAAAATATCAACCATTTAAAGTTTATGAAAACATTCTTGTTTTTGGTGATTTTCCTGTCTCTTACACTCCTAAAAATATTAAATGCTACAATCCTCAAATGAAAAATGGAAAACCATATAAAACAATAAGTGGAAAACAAAAAAATGATAGTGCTATTATAAGAGATGGTTGTAAAGAAAAAATGAGTAATTTTGAAACTATTAATGATGGAGAAAGATACCCAAGAAATATAATAAAATTTAATAGAGATAAAAATAAACTACACCCAACCCAAAAGCCAGTAGCTTTACTTGAATATCTAATAAAAACCTATACTAACGAAAACGATACTGTTTTAGATTTTACAATGGGTTCAGGCTCAACTGGGGTTGCTTGTAAAAACCTTAATAGAAACTTTATCGGTATTGAAAAAGATGAAAAATATTTCGATATTGCTAAGCAAAGAATTGAGGGGGTTTTAATATAATATGAAACAAATTGTAATTCCTTACAAACCAAGAGAAATCCAAAATTTTTTGCACAAAAAATGCGATATGAACCGATTTAATGTTGTAATCGTTCACAGAAGGGGAGGTAAAACAGTTTTCGCCATAAACCACTTAATCAAAGCTGCTTTGACGAACACAAAACCTTATCCAAGATATGCCTTTATTTCGC